TAATCAAGCCCCCTGCTGACAAAAACCTCGTCAAAGATGGCCGTGCCACGACCGAGGTAGACCCCGATTTCAGCCATGTGGTATTTTTCTTGGGGAGGCATTTCGTCAAGGATTAACTCAAGCAGTTGGCCTTGTTTCTCCATATTTGACCAGCCAAAGATGTTGTCGTGTTTCATCGCTTAAAGATGGTTTTAATATCCCTGCTTCCGTGTTTGTAATTGTTGGTCAAGTGAAAGACCTTGCAATGGTCCGCAAGTTCGCCCTGCTCCGTGAACTCCAGCATCGGCTTTAGATTCAATGACCAAATCGGGAAGGACGCAAGGCTTTCCCGGTAAAGGCCGTTATTGGGAATGTGGTCAAGTTCGCCCGGATTACGGGTCAGTACCTCCTTGAGCCTCTTGACGCTGAACATCCAAAAAGCGTGGTAGTTGATGTAATAAGGCAGGCTCACGTAGTCCTTGCCGTTCCATTCACACCACACCGAGCCGGGCAGGTCTTGGTTAATGTCGGGAGTGTATTCGCCTTCCTTGTCGTCGTAGGTTTCAATGCGAGTGAAGGATGGGTACAAGCCATCGGCAAACATCGAATCGAACCGCTCCGTGAAGTTTACGAAGCCCTCCTTGGGCAGCATCATGTCGTCCTCAAAGTAGGCCACCCAGTCAAAATACTTGTAGGTTTCCTTGATGCGGGTGCGGTGTACTGCAGTCAAAGCCCAAGGGTGAGCCAGTTGCGTATGAGCGTGGACCGTTACAGGTTGGTCCGCAAGCAGCCCAACGACTTTGGGGTCGTTGGTGTCCACGAAGATATCGGCCTGCACCGGGTAGGACTTAATCGCCTCAATGACCCGGATGAGGTTTGGTATCCTTTCGGGGTTGTGGTGGTATGCGATGTTTGCGAGTAACCTCATGGCTTCAAGATGTACCAAGAATCGTTTTGCGGTTCTTCGCTTGGCGTGAATGATTTTCCAAATTCCTCAAGGGCTTGGGCTACGCCTGAAAGGGAACGGTCATGTCCGCATAGCACACCGCCCGGTTTGACCTTGGCCCAATAGTTGGTGATGTCGTGCAAGGCCCATTTGTAGGAATGGTCCCCATCGATGTAAATGAAGTCAAAGGATTCATCGGCAATGAATTCCAAAGCCTTGTCCGAAAAATGCTTGATGATGTTTACTCGGTCAATGTAGGGCTTCAACCGCTCAAAGGCAACGTGTTCATGCCCCTTCATGGTGTTTCCATCGATAAAGCCCCACCAATCTTGATAGCCCTCAAACGGGTCGATGAGGGTGATGTGCAGGTTCGGGAATTTGTCAAGCAGCCTCACGGAGTTGTGGGCTTCCCATACGCCTATCTCGATTCCCGTGATAGGTCGGTTGGTGGGGATGTGTTGGTACATGGTTAGAAGGTTATGACAAATCGTTCAGGTGAAGGCCAGCCGGGGTTGGAATCAAAGACCTTGGTGTCGGGTTTCTTTCCAATCCAATGCTCGGCTTGGAATCGGTGGTCCCGTACCGGTTCGCCCAGTTCCTTGATGTGGGACGACTTGGCCCACCAAAAGTTGCCCCCGAAGTACGGATAGCCTTCCGGGTTGTTGTGGTCAGCCATGTGGGGGAATTGCTCCTTGGTAATCCAATGGCAGCCTACGGCATCAACTCCTTCGAGCAGTTGCAAGCATCGTTCCCAAGCGACGACGTTGAAGAATAGCATGGACCTCCCCCAAAGTTGGGTTGTCAAGGATGGATTTGCAGCCCCCTTCGTGTGAGCGTACAGGTACACGGCTTCCTCTTCCTGACTTGCCCGGTACATCTCGGTCAGCGTCGCCTGCTCCCAAGCGTTGGTCCGGGTAACTACGACCTTGACCTTATCAGCCACCATCGAGCCTTCCAGCACCTCCTTGACCGCCTTGCGTTGTTCGGGTGGACCGACGATGCCGACCCTGATTTCATCCAAGACGTTGATGAGGCCGTAATTGCACACGGCCATCATGTGTTGATTCAGAATTAACTGCCAGTTCCCTCCGCAATAAACGTGGTAATAGTGAACGACTTTCATAAGGTCCAAAGGAGGGTTAGAAGGGTGAGGATAAAGAAAATGGCTGCAAGCGTCTTGCCGATTTCGATTAGCAGGTCAAGGATGCGTTCCGTGTTCATGGGGCAAAGTTAAACCACAACGTACTTCCCCGAGTTACTGACCCGTAACTTGTTAAGGGCCACATACCGTATAGCATCGCAGGCGTGGTTGAAGGAGTCAATCGGGACCCCCGTGTTCTTGCCCTCCTTATCCGTAGCCCAAGTGTAGGAGCGCAGTTCCTTGATGAGGTTGGTGCTATCCTTGGTAACCTGCAACTTAAAGCGTTTCAGGATGTCGATGCCGTTCCTGACCGAGTCGGGACCTTTCTCTGCTGGCTTGATGTTAAAGCCAAGACGGTAGATTTCTTCGATGCTCTTGGGTTCTGCTGAATCCGCCACTATCTCCCAAGCCCGGGTGATGCCGAGCGACCGCAGTTTGTCTGCGATGTCTTGGTTCGTGAGGCCTGTTGCGTAGAGTAGTTCCTGAATCAGCAGGCAGTCCCCTTGGCGGTAGATAGCGACCAAGGCCGTCGGGTCGTTGCTGAAGCCCCAGTCAAGCCCTAGGGCGACGAATTTCGCACGGCTGACATCGATACCCTCCACGACCTCGAAGTCCTCGTATATCGCACCCTGAAGCGTTCCTACCTGACCAAGGCCATAGACCTTGTACCAATTAGCCCAATACTCCGAAGTTTCAGCCTTGACCCTCGCTTTCTCGATGAAGTCCCTCGCACTCTTGGGACAGGCTTCGTTGTCCTTGTAGGTTAGAATGAGGAAGTCCACGTCCTCATCGTGCATCAATTCGGAATGGAACCAAAACTCGTTGACCGGGTTCCAGTCAAGGATAACCGACTGCTTGGTCCGTGCTGCCAATTCCGTGTAAGCGTGGAAGGAAAGGTTGTTGGCCTCGTTCATGTAGAGCCTGTCCCTCCTTGCACCCCTCAACTTGGAATCGTCGTCAGCCGAAAAAAACTCGATGTAAGACCCGTTGGCGAACTTGTACCGAAAGTCGGTGGCGTTCCATCGGGCAGCATTGAACCGCCCAGTAACGGTCATAATCTTCATGAAGTCCCTCATGGCCCCACGCTTGAGGTGTGGGATGGATTCGGCTACGACGCTCGTTTCCGTGTACGGATTCTTGGTGCAATGGTCAATCTCAACGGCAAGGATGGAGTACGTCTTGGATGCACTGGAACCGCCTTGTACCCCTTTGACGAACCGCTTTAACTCACGGACCTTATTTACGGCCGTGGTTCGGATGAACTTCTCCTGCTCTTTCAAGGGCTTGTTCTATTGTTTTGTGCCTTCTTTTACAACCGTAAACCCTAAAACAGTTTTCCTTGGTTTTGTAAATATATGGATGTTCGGTTGAATACTTCTTGTCCGTATTTCTGAAAGTAAGGTTTTCCGAGTTTGTAACGTACCTAAGGTTTTCAAGCCTGTTATCTTCTTTAATTCCGTTTATGTGGTCAACATATAGGTTTGATGGCTCGCAGAATGCACTCATGACCAAACGATGGACATAGTGGCTTTTACTTTTACCATCCAAGGATACCAGCGAAATACGTTTGTAGCCCTTATCATGAGTTCCTATTTTAATCCGCCCCTTTATCGTTCGCCTTATACCATCCCTTCTAATAATTACTCTTTCAACAGATTTGACGTTTCCGTAATTAGAAACAACATATAGGCCTTCATAGCCCTTAACGTCCAAGAATTTTTCCATGCACAAATATAGTAGGCATTCCATATAGGCGTTCCACTTTATTGGTGTTTGTGGAAATCTCTAGTCTTTGTTTATTCGCTTAATCTTTTCGAGGTATACCACCGCATCCATCAGTTCCTCCTGTAAATGCTGAATCCATTGCATAGGGGTCAGGTCGTTGCGGTCCATGGTCGTGCCGTACTTGGCTTCGCCCTGCTCGGCTCTTGTCCTGAATTGGTCAATAACGCCCTCAACGATTGAATCAGCCATTGTCAGGGAATAGAGGCTGCTCAATATGAACCGTGTTCTCCTGCTTGTCAACCAAGCCAAGCAGACGTGAGGCGATGTTGGCCGAGTAAACGCCAGCACTTGAACCCTCCAGCATATCCTTGTCGCAGGTTAGCCTTATGCGTGTGATGATGGGTAAAAATTGCTTGTGATGGTCGCTATCTCCCTTTTGATACTGCGATAGGTTATGACAAACGCCATTCTCTGCAAGGTATCCCTCAAAGCCCCGAAAGGTAATCGGACGCTCCTTGTCCCGGTAAACCATGACCCCATCCTTGCCGACATAGTCCTGCACCCGGTAAGGGTTGGCCTTGTTCTCGGCTCGGTACTGCTCAAACGCAGCCCACAGTTCTTCGGGGGTATTCCAAATTGGGGGTCGGCCTGCCATTAGTATTCGA